GGAGGAGCGCCCCGCCCCTGCCGCGGACGAGACTCCGGCAGGCGAAAACGGGCAGGAGGTCGCCGCCCCTGCGGAAACCGAAGAAGCGGAAGATCACGCGGCAGAGACGCAGCCGGACGCGGAGGACGCTCCGCAGGGGGAGGCGCAGCAGCCGCAGGACAAGGAGACCCGACGCCAGCAGGCTGCGGCCCGCAGAGAGCGGGAGCAGAGAGAGGCGATCGACGCCGCACTGGCGTCCGAGCGGGAAAAGTGGGAGAAAGAGGTCTTTGGCAAGGCCGGGATCAAGGACCCGTTTACGGGCAAGACCGTGGAAAACATGGAGGACTGGAGAGCATTCCAGGCCGCCACGGCCAACGCCAAGCTGGCAAATGACCTCAAGGCCGGACGGCTGACACCGGAGGGGCTGCAGCAGGCCCTGATGCAGTCGCCGGAGATCCAGCAGATCCTCAGCGGAGCCAAGGAGGCGCAGCAGCGCGCCGAGGCAGCCGAGCAGAGAGCCGGAGCGCAGGAGTTTTCGCAGCGCCGCGAGACGGAGCTGGCGGAGATCCGCCGGATGAATCCCGCCATCAAGTCGCTGGACGACATCATGGCGATGGAGACCGGCTCCAAATTTGCCGATGCGGTACGCCGAGGCAACAACTACGTCGACGCATACCGGCTGGCCAACTTTGATGCCCTGCAGCGCGGCCAGCGCGCAGCGGGAGAACAGGCAGCGAGAAACGCTGCGGCCGGGCTGCAGCATCAGCAGCGGACACGGCAGACGACCGGAGACACACCGGCACCCGTCCCGGCAGGGGTCAAGGCCTTTTACAAGGCACTCAACCCCAATGCGACGGATGCGGAGATCTCCGCACATTACAACAAGACACACAAGGCCGGATAACGGCCGGAAGGAGGACAAATGGCATTTTTACCGCAGAGCTACCGCGACGGGCAGCCCGAGCCGTGGGAATACCTCGAGGCATCCGCCATCGGGGCATGCACCGTCGGCATGGCGCTGACGCTCACGAGCGGCAAGCTTGCAAAGTGCACCGGCGCAACGCGGCCGGACTATATCAGCATGTACGGCGGCACGGTGGCTGCCGGGGACGTGATCCCCTGCATCCGCGTGCACGAGGAGACGATCTTTGAGACGGAGTGGAGTGCGGCCAACACCGGCGCGGCCGTCGGCCAGATGGTGACGATCGACACGACCGGATCCAAGGCCACGGCGACCACGACCAACGGCGTCTTTGAGGTCGTGGCATTCAAGGGCACGGCGATCGGCGACACGGTCCGCGGCAGATTTATTCGCCCGGGCACGGTGACGAGCACGGGCTAACAGAGACAGGAGGGGAAATATTTGGCAGGAATTATCGTTTCGGAGTCCAGCAACGTGACAAACTCGCTCTTTGGCGAGCTGCAGTCTCCACTGCGCATGCTCTTGGAGAGAGAGTATGAGGCGTGGATGCAGAAGGAGGGCAATGCGCTGCAGGATCTCTTCGTAAACATGCCGATCACGACGGCGAGCACCACGCTCGGCGGGCTGACCGGCAGCAACAGTTTCGAGCCGGTCGGCGAGAACGGCGCATATCCGCAGGGCGGCATCGAGGAGGGCTATTTCAAGACCTTCCGCCCCGTCACCTGGAAGGGCAGTTTTTCCATCTCCATGGAGATGATGGAGGACAAGCTCGACAGCGTGCTCAAGGGGCAGCCGATCCAGTTCCTGGACGACTACTGGCGCGCACGCTCCAAGTTTTTCTGGGGCCTGCTCGGCACGGCGCTGCAGAACAACGACACGATGAAGCTCGGCGTCGAGACCTTCTCGACGAAGACCAAGGACGACGTGAAGCTGTTTTCGCAGTCGCATAAGATCAAGCGCACCGGCAAGACGCAGAGCAACGCATTCTCCAACGCGTTCTCTGAGACTAACCTCGGCCTCGTGGCGACGGCAATGCAAAATCTCAAGACCGACAGCGGCGAGCCCGCGGGCCTTGAGCCGAACACCATCATCATCCCGAACGACGCCAAGGCAAAGGCCGACGTCTTCGGCGTGCTGGGTGCGTTCCACGACACCGGCACGGCCGCGAGCAACAAGTTCAATTACCAGTTCGGCAACTGGAACGTGATCATCGCGCCGTACCTCAACGCCTACATGGGGACGAGCGGCTACCCGTGGATCCTCGCGGACCTCGAGTACAACAAGCGCTACTACGGCGCCGTGGACGTTGACCGCAAGCCGCTGACCGTGCGCAGCGAGATCGCCGAGAACGACGCGAACGTCTGGAAGGGCAACGCCCGATTCACGGGCGGCTTCTACGATTACCGCGCCTTCGCGGCTGCGGGCGTGAGCTTCGGCAGCTCGCTTACCTGAGGGAGCATGAGTAAGTAAAAAGGGGGCAGGGAAATGGACGACAAGGCGCTGCAGGCTGCGCTGTGGTACAAGCAGCTGTGCGAGAGCAACAACGCCGTTTTCCTGCCACTGTTTTTTGACCACCACCGGCACCTGATCCTGATGGGAGGAGGCGGCAGCGGGAAATCGATCTTCGCGGGCCGCAAGGTGCTGGAGCGCTGCGCGACGGAGCCGGGACACAGAATGCTCGTGGTGCGCAAGGTTGCCAAGACGCTGCGCGAGAGCTGCTTTGACCAGCTCAAGGCGCAGGCCATGCAGTACTACGGACCGGCCGTCAAGATGATCCCGCGCGGCAAAAGCGGCGACATGTACATCACGTTTACCAACGGGAGCGAGATCCTGTTTGCCGGACTGGACGACGTGGAGAAGCTCAAGTCCATCCACGATATCTCCGGCATCTGGATCGAGGAGGCGAGCGAGCTGCTGGAGGGAGATTTTAATCAGCTGGACATCCGCCTCCGCGGCGAGCGCAAATATTACAAGCAGATCATCATCTCGTTTAACCCGATCTCCATCACACATTGGCTCAAAAAGCGTTTTTTCGATCGTGAGGATGCGCGCGTCGTGACGAGCCGGACGACGTACAAGGACAACCGCTTTCTGCCGGAGGAGGACCGCCTGACGCTGGAGGCATTCCGCGAGACAGATCCCTATTACTATCAGGTCTACTGCCTCGGGCAGTGGGGCGTGCTGAGCCAGACGATTTTCTGGCGCGCCATCCTGATGGATCGGCTGCTGCACTGCAAAAAGCCGATCCGGCGCGGGAGATTTGCCTACCGCTACGACGAGACCGCGATCACGGACGCAGCGTTTACGGACGCGGAAGACGGCGAGACGCTCATCTGGGAGGAGCCGCAGGCCGGGCATCCCTACGTCATCGGGGCGGACACGGCGGGCGAGGGATCTGACTGGTTTGTTGCGTGCGTCATCGATAACAGCACGGGGCGGCTCGTGGCAAAGTACCGCACGAGGACCGACGAGGATCTGTTTGCCCGTGAGGTATGGTGCCTCGGCATGTGGTACAATCAGGCCCTCGTTGGCATCGAGGCCAACTTTTCGACGCATCCGATCAAGGAGCTTTCACGGCTGCGGTATCCGCGGCAGTTCGTGCGGCAGGTCGAGGATAGCCTGACGCATGTGGTGCGCGAGGCGCTCGGCTTTAAGACGGACCGTCTGACGCGGCCGGTCATCATCGCGGAGCTGCAGGGGATCATGCGTGAGCATCCGGAGCTGATCGACGATGAGGACTGCCTTAACGAGATGCTTACCTTTGCCCGCAACAGCAAGGGACGGCCGGAGGCGGTCGAGGGCGCGCACGACGACTGCGTGATGGCGCTGGCGATCACATACTATGTGCGCCAGCAGCAGCGGGCGACCGTGGAGACGCGGCACAAGCGCGTCAAATGGGACAAGGATCAATGGGAGGACTACAGATCGGCCGACGCCACGGAGCGGGCCTATCTGATCAGCAAATGGGGCAACCCATTCTGAGATAGGAGGGGAATATGCTGCAAAATATCCGACAGCTGGCGGGAGAGCCGCCGGAGCTGACCGGCAACGCCGCGGCTGACACGGCCGCGCTCAACCGCTGGCACCGCAAACTGATGGCGGGCCTCGAACATCTATTTTGGCAGGTCGAAAACGAAATGGACGCGATCACCGGCGACCGGGCAGCCATGGCGGAGCGAAAGATGCAGGCCGCGAAAAAGCGGCTGGAACGGGGGAGACAGAATGGGTAGACTGCCGGGCATGGCCTATAGCTCCGGGATCACGCGGTCGCAGCAGGTGCAGTTCGGCGGTCTGCGGCACCACCCGAACGCCGGGGACGGCGAGATCTATGACATGGAAAATATGAGCGCGCGGGACTATCCCCTGCTGCGCTCTCGAGATAAGCGGCGGAACGGCGGGACGCTGACCGGCGCAACGGAAATGTTTTTCGATAACCACGCGATGTGGTACGTCGATGCGGACGGCTGGCTGTGGTACAAGTGGGCGCTGCTCAACCTCAAGGCAGCATACGTCGGGACGGGAGAGACAAAATTCGTGCGCTTTGGGGACCGCATCGTGCTGATGCCCGCGAAAAAGCTGGTGCAGGCAAAATACACCGTCAAGGGGAAGGCAGACAATCAGGCAGCCCTGCCGACGAGCGCCGAAAAGGGAACGGCATACGTCATCAACACCAATCCGAAGGATCCGCAGAACCCAAAATGGTCGCTCTTTGTGTGGACCGGCGACGAGTGGGACAGCAGCATGGGCGCGTGGGTCGTGAGCATGGAGGCGGAGCTGACGGCGACCAAGATCACGATCTCGGACGGGACGATCTACGGAGCCGCCGCCACGGCCAACACGCTGACGATCAATTCCCCGGCATCGGCCGATTTTGCAAAGGCGGGATTTCAGGCCGGAGACGCCGTGGAGATCGACGGCCTGACCACGGAGCCGGACAACAACAAGATCGCGATCATCCGCGAGATCGGCTCAAAGAGCCTCATCTTTTCGGATTATTGCTTTAAGATTCCGCTGAGCGCCAGCGGAGAGAAGCAGACCTCGTACAGCGAGACGGGGACGATCACCCTGCGCCGCAGCGTGCCGGACATGGACGTGTGCTTTGAGTTCGAAAACCGCCTGTGGGGCGCGGACAAGAAGGAGATCTTTGCCAGCGCGCTCGGCGATCCGACGAATTTTTACGTCTTTGACGGGCTGAGCACGGACAGCTGGTACGTGGAGCTGCAGACCCGCGGCGAGATCACGGGAGGCGTCGGCTGGCATTACCCCACGTTTTTCCGCGAGGGATACATCCTGCGGATCTACGGGACGGACGCCACGACATTCCAGACGAGCGAGATCCTTGCGCCGGGCGTGGCGCACGGCATGCAGAACAGCCTCGGCGCAGCGGGCGGGCTGCTGTTTTACTACTCGCCGCAGGGCATGATGGCCTACGACGGAGATTACCCGCAGGATCTGCAGCAGGTTTTTGGGCCGGATGAGTACAGAGGCGGCCTCGCACAGAGCGACGGAACGGACTACTACATCCAGCTCAAAAAGCCGGGCGCGGCGCCGCAGAGACTATACCACTACGACGGGCTGCGCGGCATCTGGACCGTGGAGGACAGCCCCGACATCGACAGCATGGCGCTGACGGAGGGCGCGGAGACGCTGCTGCCGTCCATCATCGCAATGACGACCGGCAAGGCGCTGACGACGCTCAAGGGGCCGGGCGGCCCGGAAAACACGGCGGCCGTGGAGAGCTTTGTGGAGTTTGCGGACTTTACGATGGAGTCGCCCAACCGGAAAGCCGTGAGCAAGCTGCTGCTGCGGCTGAGCCTGATGGGCGCGAGCGTGACCGTCAAGATCCAGTACGACAGCAGCGGGACGTGGAAAAGCGTGGCAACGCTGACCGCAGCGGGCAAGCGGAGCTATTACCTGCCGGTCGTGCCGCACCGGTGCGACCATTTCCGGCTCCGCATCGAGGCGACGGGAGAGTGGGCGCTGCACAGCCTCGCCATTGAATACTACGTCGGCAGTGCGCTGCATTAAGGAGGACACATGGACAACGCAAAAAAGACCCTGCACAAGTGGCAGGATAAGCTGGACCGAAACCTGCAGGCCTACGCCGGGGAGCTTGACAAGATGGACGCGCGCGAGGTGCAGTACAAGGGCGGCCACGCGCTGCGGCCGCTGGTAGAAAACGGGATCGACGAGCCGACGGAAACGCCGCACGTTTGGAACATCACAAGCGAAAACATCGAATCGGAGATCGACAACAGTATGCCGACCGGGAAGGTAACGCCGAGCCGACAGCAGGACAACCTGCTCGGCAAGATGATCGAGGCTATGCTCCTGGACGAGCTCGACCGGCTGCCGGCGGAGCGCATCAACGACCGCGCAGAGCGCACCTGCAAGGTGCAGGGCGGCGTGCTGTATCTCGTGGAGTGGGACAGCGCACAGCGGACGCACACGACCGTCGGCGAAAACAGCATCACGGTGCTGCATCCCAAGCGCTACATCCCGCAGGACGGCGTAGAGGAGCCGGAGGACATGGACTACATGTTTCTCCGCATGCCGCAGACCAAGGGCTATGTCAAGCGCCGGTACGGCGTGGACGTCTCGGACGAGACGGAGGAGGACGCCAGCCTGCGCGGCGAGGAGGCCAGCACGGCCGAGGACCTCGTCACGCTGGAGACAGCCTACTACCGCAACGAGAACGGCGGCGTCGGACGCATCGTCTGGGTGGGCGACACGGTCTGCGAGGAGCTGGAGGACTGCCAGAGCCGCCGCCTGCGCCGCTGCAAAAAGTGCGGACAGACCGAGGCGGACTCGGCAAACTGGAAGATGGTCGGCCCGACCGTAAACGGTGAGTATCCGCAGGGGCTGCCGCCGGAGCGGCGGAGAAAGGACGCCTGCGCCTACTGCGGCGCGCGCAGCTGGGAGGAGACGGACGAGGAAGGACGCTGGATGACCATCGCCGACCTGCGCGAGAAGGGCGTCCGCGAGGACGTGCTGAACCGCCTGCAGGGGATGGCTGCACCGGAACCGGCTGCGGCAGAGCCGGAGTTTACGCCGGACGAGACAATCGCGGGCGCAGCGGGTAGTTTGACGCCGGAGGCAGAAAGCGGCGCAGAGACGATTCTGGGGCCTGAGACGCTGCCTCCGTACAACACGCAGACGCAGGCAGACACGGAATACTGGGTGCCGTACTATCGCCCGAACATCTACCCTGTCGTGCTGCAGCGGAATGTGACCGCATGGGGAACGTTCCTGGGCGAGAGCGACTGCGACAAGATCAAAGATCAGCAGAACACGGTGAATCACCTGAGCCGGAAGATGATCACGCGCATCAGCAAGTGGGGCACGAAGATCGCGATGCCGGACAATCCCGGCCTGCGCATGGACGGGCAGGATCAGGAGCTGTGGTACATGCCGCAGTCCGATCTGGCGCAGGTCAAGCAGTTTGATTTTACCGGCGACCTCGAGTGGCCGTATGCATACCTCAATCACGTCTACGAGGAGAGCCGCCGGATCCTCGGCATCACGGACTCGTTCCAGGGGCGAACGGACACGACGGCAACGTCCGGCAAGGCCAAGGAGTTCTCCGCCGCGCAGGCTGCCGGCCGAATCGAATCGAAGAAGATCATGAAGAAGGCCGCGTGGGCCGAGATCTTCGAGCGCCTCTTCCGCAACAAGCTCGCATACTGCGAGGAGCGGCGAAAGATGCACGGGAAAAATGAGATGGACACGGAATGGAACTCGTGGGCATTTCTGGAGTGCGACGAGGCGGGGGAGCTCTACTGGAACGATCAGTTCCGTTTTTCGTGCGACAACGCGTCTGGGCTGGCCGCGAACCGCGAGGCCATGTGGCAGGAGATCACGCAGCACCTGCAGAGCGGCGCTTACGGCAACCCGAGCGAGCCGCAGACGCTGATCCGCTACTGGGCGCAGATGGAAATGCAGAATTACCCCGGCGCGGGGACGATCAAAAAGCTGCTGGAGGAGCAGGCTGCGCAGCAGCAGGCACAGGCGATGGCCATGCAGTCGCAGCAGGCCATGCAGCAGCAGATGGGCATGCCGCAGGGCATGCAGTAAGGAGGGGCCATGCAGTACGGATACAACAAGGACACGGACTACAAAAAGCTGATGGATGACGCGGCATCGAAGGGCAATTATGCACAGGCCGCGATCTATGAGCAGATGCGCAATGAAAAGATCGCGGGCGAGGGCCTGAACCAGTGGGCGAAGACCAACCAGTACGCAAATTACCTGCAGGGGGCCGGAGCAAACACCGGCTGGAAGAACCCCTATCAGGAGGAGCTGGACGCCGCGATCAAGCGCCTGCAGGAGAACAGCGGCGGGGCCTATAAGTGGGACCCCGAAAACGACACGGCCATGCAGGAGTACCGCAAGACCTACCTGCGCGAGGGCGACCGGACGATGCGCGACACGCTGGGAGCCTACGCCAAGCAGACGGGCGGCCTTGCCTCCACGCAGGCCATTGCGGCGGCCAGTCAGGCGGCTGACAACTACAAGGCGCAGCTGGCCGACAAGGTCCCGGAGCTGGAGCAGCAGGCATACAACCGCTGGTACAACGAAAAGCAGACGGCCCGGCAGGATCAGTACAACTACCTCTCGGCCCTGATGAACGCGGGCAGCGCTGCGCAGAGCGACTACAGCCTGCGCATCAATGAGGCGCTCAACCGATGGCAGCAGCTCGGCTATGCGGACGATCAGGTATCCAGCGTGCTTGGCGTTGGCGTGGGCACGCCGACGACGGACCAGAGCTATCAGAACTGGCAGAAGATGCAGGCGCAGCAGGAAGCCGACTGGCAGCGCGAGCAGTGGAGATACCAGCAGGAGCTGGACAAATACAGCCAGAACGAGCAGCAGCGCCAGAACGCCTATAACCTCGCCATGACGATGCTGCAGCTGGGCCAGATGCCGAGCGCGGATATGCTGGCACAGGCCGGGATCAGCGGCGAGGACGCGAAGCGCATCCTCGCGGGCGTGCAGGCGCAGAGCGGCGGGTACAGCGGCGGCTCCGGCGGAAGATCCGGCGGCGGCTCGTACAGTTCCGGCAGCGGGGGCGGGAGCGGATCGGGAAGCGGGGGCGGGACAACGGGAGGCACAGACGGGAATACGCCGACGATTGCAGACAGCAGCCAGCTCAGCGCGCTGGGGCAGCAGTATTACCGGGACATCGTAAGCTCGTCGAGATATCCGCGCAGCGCAGAGGATCAGTACGCGGCGATGGAATCGATCTTTAACAAGATCACGCAGGACTATAACGCCGGGCATCTGACGCTGGCGGAGAAAAACTATCTCGCCTCGCTTTGGGGCGTGAACTAAGGAGGAGCCTATGCCGAGGGACGCAATGGCCGAATGGCTGGCGAAACGGAATGCAGAGAAAGCTGCACAGCGCGCGACCCCGGAGCACGGGGCCGTGCGTCAGGCGCAGATCAAGGTAGATCAGATCCTGGAGCAGGCGAAGAAAACGACAACGGCGTTGACCGGGGTAAAGACGGGAAAAACGGAAAAGTCCTCTACGCCGGTACGGCAGGAGGAGGGACGCGACGCAATGGCCGAATGGCTCGCGGCGCGCAAAGAATCCAAGGTGCAGCAGATCGCAGAGCAGGGAAAGTACGCTGTGCGAAATGTGGGGTCGCTGTACAAGGCTGCGACCGGCATGTGGGGAGAGCTGCGAAAGGCGAACGAATGGCAGGGCATGGGCGTAGACGCAGGCATCCAGCAGGGATACCGGCCGAAGCTGCCGGTCCGCACCGGCAGCCAGCTGCAGCAGCAGGCGGAGAATGCCCTGCAGATGGACAAGACCGGGCCGTACCGCCAGAGGCTGACGAGAGTCCGAGGGGAATCGCTTGAAAAGCTGTTCACGGACAGCCTGAACCAGAACCAGACAGCGGAACAGCACGGCCAGACCATCCGGCAGGAGCTGCAGGAGCTGCGGACTGCCGGGGAAAGCGGAACGGACGCCGCAGTCGCGAAGGAAAAGTGGGACGATGTGGCCAGCCGCCTGTATTATCTGGCCTACAGCCAGAGCATGAGCGCAGATGAGTACAACAAGCTCGTGAGCGAGGTATATGACACCTACGACGCATACCGAAGCGGGGTTAAGGGCCGCAGCTTCGGCCAGCGCGAACAGAAGTGGACGGACGCACTGCGCGGGCCGGTGATGGGAGACGAAAACTACACCGCAGCGGGCAAGGCGCAGCAGAACGCCATGCTTGCCGCAGCGGGTGGCATACCGACCGACCGGAATACCTTTGGCTATGAGCTGCGCTACAACCAGAGCACGACGCGCGAAAACATCCAGTACAAGAGCGTCGACCAGCTGCTTGACGCAGCGGGCAAGCATGTGGATCCGCAGGCGGACGTGACGAGCCAGTCGCAGGGCGCGGCGACGGACGCTGCGATCTTTGGGTACCTCGCCAACGTGGCCATGACGCAGGAGCAGTACGACCGGTACATGCAGGCCCTCGACCGATACGCCAAAAACGCTCCGGCGACACGGGCCGTCAGCGGCTACGGGACGAGCGACGTGGTCAGCCAGCTGGAGACCTATCGCCAGCAGCGCGAGGCCAACGGCCTGCGCGCGAATGAGAAGGGTGCGGAGGATGCGCTCAACAGCTACCCCGAGATGTCGGCGGGTTCCTTCCTCGACCAGGTGGCGAGCGGATCGGAGCGGGCGCGCGACAACCTGTTCCAGAAGTACCCGGCCGGACTGGAGCAGCTGCTCGTCCGCGGAGGGGGCTACGCCGGGAAGGCGCTGGGCAGCCTGCTCAATGGCTTCGGCGCGTTTGAAAACGATCTGGGCGATTACTTCGCCGAGGGCGGCGAGGAAAACATCAACTACCAGAATCCGGAATGGCAGGAGGCCAAATATCAGGACTGGGTGCGCGGGCGTGAGACGTCTGACCTGCTGCAGAACGGCGGCAAGTTTGAACGATGGGCGGCGGAGCAGATCTCCGGCCTGACGACGGCCGCGCTGGAAATGGCGGCCTCCGCCACAATTGCCGGGGCGGCGACCGGAACGATGGCTAATTTTGCGGGGGCAGGAAGACAGATCTCGCCGCTGGTGACAAGCGCCGCGACGAAGGCCGAGAAGTTTGCGCAGATGGCAAAGCGGGGCAGCAACATCGTGACGAGCAGCTTCGCGGCGATCAACTCCTACGGTGAGGCAGAGAGCAACGGGGACGCGAGGGGCGAGCAGTTTATCCGCTTCGCCGCGGGCGGTCTGCTGGAATACGGAACAAACATGCTCTTCGGCGGAAACCCGCTGATCGACGCCGGGGACACCGGCAAGGTGACGGAGTTTTGCTATAAGCTATTCAAAAACGAAACGATCCGGAAAATTATTTCCTCCGAGTTCTTTGATCGCATCGGCGAGGGCCTCGAAGAGGTGGCCTCTGCGATCGGTTCGGCCGCGCTGGACTATGCGCTGACCGGCGAGGCAGACCTGAGCTGGGACGAGCTGCGCGATGAGTTTATCTCCGGCTTCGCTCTGGCGATGATCCTGAGCATCGGACCGGACACGGCCGAAGTGCTGGCCAAAAACGACCACGAGGGCAACGCCAAGCGCATCACGATGTTCGACGCGGCGGCGCAGAGCGACCGCGGAGAGCTGAACCTCCAGATGGAAAAGTACGCCGTCGAGTTTTTGGCGGGCGACGAGGACCTGATGCTCGCCAACGGCTGGGATCATGTGCAGCGCAGCACAGCAAAAAAGAGCTGGGCGCAGGCCGTGAACGAGTACAATACGGTGTATCGGAATCTCGTGGATGCCGAGGCATACTGGGCCAAGACCGGAGAGGGGAAGGCATACCGGGGGACGGATGCCGAGCGCGTGATCGCGGATGCGAGAGGGAGCATCGAAGGCGTAGACGCCAAGACCTTCTCGGAGGAGACGCTGGAGGAGAATGTGCGACAGATCCGGCAGGCATGGGACAGCGCCGAGGAGAACGCGAAGAATTTTGCGATGACCGGCCGCATGGATGCAGAGATCGCGAAAATGGCCCGGACGGCCGAAAGCTATCTTGACAAGGCCGTGCAGGATGGTACAATGGACGCAATGACGGCCCTGAACCTCCGCAACGAGCTGAGCATGATCAACGAGGGCGCGACGGCGAACCTGCAGGCGTATCTCAACGCGAGATACGGAGAGGGGACGCCGCAGGTCGAGACACAGAAGGAGACCGTGCAGGAGGCTGCGCAGGGCGTCAACACCATCCGCGCGGAAGCGGAGAACAACGCCGCCGTGAATGCGGCAGAAACCGGAGGAATCGACAATGGCAGAACGGAGATTTTTGATGGAGGCAGCCAACGGGATGCAGGTATGGGTACCGGAGAGCAGGCTGGAGGCATGGCAGCAGGAGCAGCAGCGGCAGAAGGAGAGCGGCGGAACACTTACACCGGAGCAGGAGAAAATGGTCCGGCAAATCGTCGAGCGAATCTACGGCCCGAAGACGCAGCAAGAGCGGAACGGCTGAACCGTTACGCCAGCCTGCAGAGCGACACCAGCCTTGCGCAGCTCGTGCGGGGCGGATCGGATGCCGTGACGCTGGCCGTGATCCCGGAGAGCATGTATGACGACGGGATGCGGGCGGCAAAGCAGGCCGGGGCGGAGCTCGGCGTGGACGTCGTCTTTGTGCGCGGCTCGATGGCCATGCAGCGGGGAGATCAGCTGATGCGCATCAACGGCGTGTATGACGCGGCGGCGAAGCGCGCCGTCGTCAGCGCGACGGACATCCAGTACGACGGCGGGCAGTTGGCGCAGCATGAGCTTTTCCACGTCCGGGGAAACAGAGACCCGGACCTCGTGCAGCAGGCGCTGCAAAAGGTCCGGGAGACGTTCGGCGAGGAAGCATTTGAGCAGGTGGCGCGCGAGTATGTGCAGAGCTACAGCGGGGCATACCAGAGCATGGAGGACGTTTACGAGGAGGTCCTCGCAGACGCCTACGCCGGCATGAACCGGTTCCGCGCGGGCGCGACGCAGTTCACGGAGGCTGTGCAGAGCGAAGTGCAGCAGAGCGAGCGGGCGTCCGAACCGGCGCAGACCTCGCAGGAGACGAGGGGAAGCCCGGAGGGGAAATTCTCCATTCAGGAGCTGGAAAACGGCGAGAGAATCGCAGTCATTGAAGACGGGCAGGATGAATTCGACCGGGCAAAGCCGTCGCAGTATGCGGCGATAGCAAAAAGAGTCATCATGCGAGAGTTTGCCGGGAAGACGCTGCCGTTATCGACAGAGGATCTGGCAAAAGTCAACAGAAATACAGCCGGAGAATATGCCTATCCATCAAACGCACTAAAGGTAGGGTCAGCTGAGTACAACGCAAAGATGCGAGCATCAACAGAGCTTGCGGATTTGCTTGCGGTGTCAGAATTTTCGCACTGGGCGAAAGACCACAAAAACCACGACACTGCCGAATTCGGGTTTGATTACTACACAACGAAGTTTGAAGTAGACGGGCATCTGTTTGAGGGGCTTATCAATATAGCAAACTCCAATAGTGGAAGGACCTTATACGATGTGACAAAAATAAGAGAGATCCCCGCTATAAGCAGGAAGCCCGCAACCCTTATGGCGCAGTCAGCCCCCACATTCGGGAATCTCTCTGAAGAAAGCATAGCACAAGATCAGGCAGATGTCAAGCAGAGGTTTTCGATGTCTGAGCCGGTGGAGCGCGCCGGGAATCTCATCGCGGAGCACAACCTGACGCAGGAGAAGCTGGAGAAGGCGCTGGAGATCGGCGCGTTTCCGTCGCCGTCCATCGCTATCGTGCAGGCCGAGCAGGGGCACACAAACTTCGGTGACTACTCCGTCGTTTTCCCCGCGTCGACGATCGATCCGGAAGCAGACAGCCGGAATCGCGTGTACGGTGCGGACGCATGGACGCCGACCTCTTCCGACGCGATCGTGGAGTACCGCGTGAACGCGGATGCAAAGCGGGCGTTTGAGCGAGAGATCCAAAGCCTGTCCAATCAGGTCGCTGGCGGGGTTTTCCGCGGGAGCAGCACGCTGAGCAAAGCAGGAGTTGGCGAGGAAACAACAAAAACGACAAAGCAAATAGCCGAGGAAATCGCAAATTACGACGAAGTAAAGGCGGCGTACCTGCGAGAAAACGGGGATGACATCGAAGCAAAGTTTGAACGGAAGACATATGACCTACTAGGGAATGACGCGCTAAAACGGTTCGTAAAAAATATCGGCGGGTTTAATGAGCTGGCAAATATTCGCGCGAGGATGTACATCGGAGACGAGGGCAGTGTTGCGCAAGAAGAACTGGAGCGCGTGCGGGAGGCTGTCGGCGAGGAATACGCCGAACGATTTGCCAGAATCCTCGACCGAAAGCCAGAGCGGAAAGCGGAACGGATCAAAGAGTACGCGGAAAACAAGGTTTTCAATGCGCTGCGGGCGGCGGACTTTATCAAGGCCGCGTGGGAAATGGAAACGGACGGGGATGGGTCGTGGATATCCAGGAGCGCGATGCAAGAAGAACTCGAGCGTAAAGCACCGGCAGAAAAAGTTGCAGCATGGGTAGAAGGCGAACTGCAGGATGTGCTTAAGGAAAAAGGTGTCTACAATAACGAGGACCGTTACACCGAAGCAGGAGACAGAAAAAGCTTTGAGGACACACACTGGGAGTTGAGTGCAGAAAACATCGTCAAAGCAATGTCACAAGCAGCCGACCGCGGGGGGAACTTTCTTAGTGCCAGAGAGCGGACATTACTCGCGACGGCGGCCCCGGAGTACCGCAACATCAATGAAATCCACGCCGACGAGGGCCGCCTGCAAACGCTGGACGAAGACGAATATCACGAGATGCTGCAAGGCCTTTACAATGAAATGGTCGCAGTGGCGAACAGCATACAGCCGGACTCGATAGACTACGACGGGTTTGTACACACTCAAGGAGTCATCAGCGCACTGACAGAGACTGCAAAAGGCGGGGCGGGGCTGCAGAATATCCGTGAAGGAATGGCCGAAGCGGGGTACAGCGTTGATCGAGCAACAGCAATGCAGATTCAAGATCTGTTTTTGAAAGCAAAAGAGTTTCCTGTATCGTACTTTGAGGCCAAGCCGCAGCGGGTAGTAAGCTTTGATGAGGCGGTCGCGCTGCTGGCTCCGGAGAGCGCCCCAGCGGACCTGATGGCGAGGGCAGAGGACGCGGGGCTGCGCGTGATCCGGTACACCGGGCAAGAGGACAGGATCCGCGTTGCAAACGAGCTGCCGGGCGTGAAATTCTCCGTGCAGGAGGAGCTGCAGGACATCCGCGAGAACGGCATCCGCGGGAAGGAACTAGCAAGCGACCGGGAGGAGACGCAGCCGGAGGATGTGCTCGGGTATGCGGACGATACCGGGACGCTGTATGCCCAGTTTGCCAGGGAGAAGGTGTATGACAATCTCGGGAATGCTGTGCTGCAGAAGTATACGGACTCTGTCGGCGTGGAACGGCTTGCGTGGATCGCTGCGCAGATGGACATGGGGGATGCGCGAAGCGTGGCTGCAACGGAGCTGCAAAACATCCGGCAAGTAGTTAAAGAGGACTATGCCGAACGCTTTGGCGAGAAGCTCGACCAAAAGCCGAATCTCAAGGAGCAGCGGGTAAACGAGTATGCAGACCGCGTGATGGGAGACAGCTCCCGTGCGGAAAGTTTCCTCCGGCATGCGTGGGAGATGGTGCAGGGAGTCGGGCGTACAGTTGCGGCAGAACAGAGAGGGACCGTGCAGCAGACGCCGCCGGAGAGCTATTTCCGGGACTGGGTGCAGCAGCAGACGAACGCCATGCCGCAGGGGTTTGTATGGGGCAAAGATGTGCCGTTTTACTCGCAGACGACGGACCTGTCGCCCAAGCAGGCCGTGGAGCTGCTGGAGGCCGTGACCGGGAAGCGCTGGCGCGTGGAGCCACGAAAGAACGGCGGCTGGCGCGCCGTGGAGACGGACTTTGCGGCAAAGCAGGGCATGTACACCCCGCAGGAGGCGGCGAACCGCCTGAACGCAGCCAAGAAGGCCAGAGCGGACGCGGACGCAGCGGCATACCGGAACGGAGAAGCCCCGGCGAGGGCGACGACCGTGGCGGCCGAGGGCGTGGCAAAGGACCGATTCCGCGCGACACCGGCGCTCGACAAGATCGGCGTCAAGATCGACATGGGCGTGACGGACTACCGGACGACCAAGGAGATGCGGCAGAGGGCCGAGGCGGAATACCAGACCGACAAGCTGATCTCCAAGGCGGAGCGCCGGTGGGGTGCGACGGCGCTCGAAAAGAACTTCGCGCGCGACATCGCGGCCGGGCGATACTCCTACGCCGACATCCCGGACACGGCAAGGTGGGACACGGTGACGGACCTCGCCAACCTGTACATCGACAAGCGCATGCTCGGTGAGGACCTGCGGCTGCAGCGCAAGTACGCGATCCGCGACGCGCTGCTCTACAAGGCCATGGAGCTGCTGCCGGACGAGCTGGAGCTGATGAGCGATCCGGGCGGCTTTGACAAGGAGGCCCTGCTCGTACTCAACTACCGGACGCCGCAGCGCTCGATGCTCAAGATGTTCGGCGACAAGCGCGGTGAGGAGATCAACCGGTACTACTTCGACCCGGTAACGAGAAACGAGGCGGAGAGACTGCGCTGGATGAACCGGCAGCTCGACGCGGTGCGCGAGTTCCAGGGCGAGGGCGACAAGGTCAAGGGCCTGAACAAGGCCGAGAGTGCCTACGTCCACATGGCCCTCGACATCGAGGCGACCGTGCAGCGGATCAACCAGTCACCGAACAAGGCCGCGATCCAGAAGGCCGTGACGGAGCTGACCAAGATGGAGACCGCGCAGAAGGCAAGCCCGGACGCGGAGGCAAGAGAGGCGGAGATCCAGCGCGTGGCGACGGACCTCGACCTGAACGCCGCCGAAAGCAAGTGGGCGCAGCAGTACGCACAGTTCCTGACGCAGAAGGACGGGATCAAGGGCGAGATCGACGAGAAGAAATGTGCGGCGGCCGTGAAGCAGTACCGGCAGCTCTTTGACGACTACTACAACGCCATTGCAGACTTTCTCGTGTCGCACGGTGACGAGCCGATCGGCAAGATCGACTACTACGCGCCGCACCTGAGCACGGCCGACAAGGTCAACCTGCTCAACCAGGCGTTCGAGGCGCTGGGCTTTAACGCCAGCGCAACGAGGCTCCCGGCAGAGATCGCGGGCAGGACGGAGGACTTCCGGCCGAACAAGCGCTGGACGCCGTTCTTCCAGAGCCGCGAGGGGACGCAGACAGAGTACGACATCGTGCACGGGTTTGAGAGCTATGTGACGTACCTGTCCGACGTGCTTTTCCACACGGACGACATCCAGAAGATCCGCGCGCTGGAAAATTATACACGCCTCGGCGGCAAGAACGACTTCAAAAATTCGCTGGCGGAGGCGATCGAGCTTTCCCGCAGCGGGCAGAGAGACGAGAAACTGGACTTTTTGCGCGAGCTGAAGCGGGTCGATGATTTCGCAGAGCCGACAACGGCGGAGATCAACAAACAGCTTGACCAGTATATCGCCGAGCTGTTCGCCGCAGAGAAAAACAATACGCGGTATTCCGATCTTGCCGTCTGGCTCAAAAACTACGGCGACGTGCTGGCAGGGAAGCAGTTCGGCGGAGACCGCGGGGCGGAACACAGAGGCGGACGCGGAATCCTGAAGCTCGGCACGCAGCTCACGCAGGCTTTTGCTAGGGCCAACGTCGCGGGCAACGTCTCGTCGGCCGTCAACCAGATAGCGCAGCTGCCGACGATCCTCGGAGAGCGGAGCAAGCGCTCCATCGCGCAGGCGACGGCGGAGTTTGCAACCGGGAAGTTGCGGCAGTTCCAGATGGACAGTGATTTCATCACGGGCAAAAGGGGCGTGGATTATATCTCCAACACCTTCGCGGACTCGTTTATGTCCGGCATGTTCAAGCCGGCCGAATTCGTCGACACGACGATGTCGACGATCGCGGCCAGAGCGGCATACCTCGACGCGATCCGTGACGGCAAGACGCACGAGGAGGCCATGAGGGCGGCAGACGCCTACGCACGCTCCATCATGGGCGACCGTACCAAGGGCGCAAAACCGCTGATGTTCCATTCCAAGACACCAGTCATGCAGATGGTCAACATGTTCCAGATCGAGGCGCTCAACAGCTGGGAGCATGTGTCGCAGGATCTCCCGCGGCAGTTCCGGCAGATCGCGGCGGAGAGCGGAAAGGCCAAGGCAGCGCGCGTGCTCAGCAGCGTGATCCTGAAGACCGTGCTTGCGGCCTTCGTGGTCAACCGCGTGACGGAGGAGCTTTACGGAGGTACTCCGGCCCCGTTCGACATCATCGGCATGAGCATGAATTTCATCGCATCCGGCGAGGGACTGACCACAAACGACTGGATCCGATACATGTTCAACAAGGCGAGCAATGCCATGTTCGGCGTCGACCTGTTTGACAACGTGCCGATGCCGCAGGAGGGCTTTGACTGGGGCAACGCTGTGGAGGACACGCTGTATAACATCAGCAATGAGGTACCGTTCCTCTCCAACCTCTCCGGCATGGTCGGCGTGGGAGACAGAACTTTGATGATGCCGGACCTGTTCGGCAAGGGGAAAGATCTGTGGGACGCGGCAACGGAGCACGGGCTGCTCTCGCCGGAGAGCGGAGAGGCACTGCTTGGGCTTGTGACGCAGGCGATCCCCGGCGGGCGGCAGATCAACAAGACGTACTCCGGCATCAAAACGATCGTCGAGGGAGGACGGACAAAGGGCTTCGGGGACAAGGAGCGCCTGCAGTATCCGGTCGAGCGGAACGTTGGGACGGCGCTGCAGAACATACTCTTCGGGCCAAACGCGACGCCGCAGGCAAATGCCTACTGGGCATCCGGGCTTTCCAGCCTGTCGACCAAGGACACGCAGACGTGGCAGACGTTATCCAAGGACGGGGCGGACCCGATCGAGACCTACAACCTGCTGCATGAGTTTATCAAGATCAACGCAGACGACACCCTGACGTCCGATCAGGCGCAGCGGGATATCCGGGACGCCATCAACAACTCCGGCCTGACCGACGAGCAAAAGGCTTACCTGTTCCGGCAGGAGTTCGGCCGGAGGAACAAGGAGACCGGCGAGTATGAGCACGCAACGGACGCCATGTTTGAGGCACTGATGGACGAGGGCGTGAGCTGGGACGGCGTAACGCAGTTTTACAACAAGCTCATGCAAGCGGACGGGGACGAGAATCTATCCACCAACGACAAAAACCGGCAGAAGCGCACCGCGATCCGGGAGCTTGACGTGCGGGACAGCGTTAAGGCATACACCTATGCCGAGGTGTTCGGCGTGACCGACAAGGAGACCGGCGCGAAGTCGACCTCGAAGGACGAGGCTTTCGCCAACATGATGGACGCCGGGATGAGCTGGGACGACGTGATGGACGTGTACGAGGAGTACCGGACGCTGTACGAGGACGAGAGCCTCAGCAGCAGCCAGCAGGCCTCCGAGTTTGCATACTGGCTCGACCAGCACAACATCAAGGGCAAAAAGCGGGAGGCGATCCAGAACGGCCTCAAGTATTACCAGATGTTTGCGCAGGAGGCGGAGCGCTACACTAACCTGACGGAGGCCGGGCTGAGCGCGACCGACGCCAAAAAGGTCAGCGACAAGCTGGCCAGCGCAAAGGGGACCGGCGAGAACGGGCAGCTAACGACCAACGACAAGGTGGACGTGCTGCTCAAGCAGAACCTGACGGATACCAGCCTCTACAAGGCGCTGAGTACCGTGCTGAGCGAGGAGACCTACGACAAGCTGACAGAGGCCAGAAGCGGCGGCATCGGCGCAAAGATCTGGATGCAGTACTGGCGGAAAAAGGCCGAGCTGAGCGCGGACAAGGACGCGAACGGCAAGTCGATCAGCGGATCGAAAAAGGCGAAGATCCTTGCACTCATCAACAGCCTGCAGCTGACGGCGGAGCAGAAAGACCTGCTATACCGGGCGGAGGGCTATGCAGAGCGGGACCTGTACAGGGCTCCGTGGCATTAACAAAATACCGCACAGCGGGGGAGGGCGAAAGCCCTCTCCCATTTTTATGCACAGGAGGGGAACTATGTCAAAGGGCAGGATGCAGGCGGGGAGCTGCACGGCCGGGATGCGGCGCGAGGAGGTCGAGGCACTGATCCGGGCGGCAAACCTCGGGGAGGAGGACAGCTACATCGCGCGGCGGTGCCTGATCGATCAGGTGGCGCAGCTCGACATTGCGTTTGAAATGGAGGACAAATTCGGGCAGGGGATGACGCGGAGCACGGTGTCCCGCCGGATGCAGGGGATCGAGCGGCGGCTGCACACATTGCGGGCACAGACGCGCCGGAAGCGGGCACAGCGCAGAGGCTGAGACGGTATGATATATCCATCAAAGACAGGAGGCGGAGACAATGGCATATCCCTATCAGACCGGGTACAATCAGGTGATGCCGCCGGTATACGGCGGGGGCGGGCGGGAGGCGCGGCCGGCCGCGGGGCCGCGGCG